AGGCGATCTACGACGCGACCTGCCTCGACGCTCACCAACTCTTGGCGGGTGGAATGCACGGGCTTCTCACCAACCCATCTACGGAGTGGTTTGATATCGAGCCGACCGACCCCAGGCTCAACGAGAGCTACGAGAACGCGGCCTGGCTGGAAGACGCTCGCCACAAAATGCTGGTTGTCACTCAAGGCGCAGCTTCGAGCTTTCAGCAGCAGGTGGCCGAATACTGGCTCGACGTCACGGGCTGGGGAATGGGCGGGATGTCCCTTGTCCGAAAGGGCAAGAATGAGATCGTCTTCAAAGCGCACCCGCTCCAGGAACTCTTCATAGAGGACGACGACGAAGGCAAGATCGACGTGGTCTTTCGTGAGTCTTCACTCACTGCTCGTCAGTTTGCCGCACGCTTCAAGGACGCAGAGATCCCGGAGGTCGAGCGCGCCCTCAAGAAGAAGAACCCCGAGACCCGCTTCAAGGTGGTGCAGCTTGTCGCGAAGAGCAAAGACCCCTACGCCGGGCAGTCGGACTTCAGCAAGCCCTGGACGAGCGTCTTCTGCTACCTCAGCGGAAAGACCGACGCGATCCTCGAGACGACAGGCTTCGATGAAATGCCCATCCTCGTGGGCCGTTGGTCCGTGGAAAGCGGAGAAGTCTACGGGCGAGGTCCCGGGCACCTGGTGCTTCCAGAGGCCAAGATGCTCAACGAGATGGCCAAGACCAAGCTCAAGGCGCTCCAGAAGGCAGCCGACCCGCCCCTTTTGGTACAGAACGAGTCCATCCTGAGCGGTATTCGTACGCACCCAGGCGGGGTCAACATCGTGGAGCCCCAGTTTGGCATGGGGACCAATGCGGAGGCCATTCGCCCGCTGCAAAACAACGCGCGAGTGGACCTCACGCAAGAGGAGATCAACGCCCGCCAGCAGTTGGTTCGCAGGCTCTTCTTTGCCAACGTCTTGCAGATCTTCGATGACCCGAATATGACCGCTGAGCAGGTCATTCAGATCGCCCACCGGATGCAGCAGCTCATGGCACCGAACATCGGTCGGCAGCAGGCGGAGCTGCTCGAGCCTCTCCTGAACCGGCTATTCGGGATCATGCTGAGGGCAAAGATGTTCATGCCCATTCCCGCTGGGCTCCAGGGTCAGGACGTGCGGGTCACTTACGTCAGCCCCATCGTGCGGGCTCAGCGGATCTCGGACGCCCGGTCGATCATCGAGACATGGCAAGCTGCCACGCTCATCGCCCAGGCATCTGGGGGTGCCGAGCCCCTGGACAACCTCAATGCAGACGAAAGCGTCCGCATGATCCACGCGGCAAATGGAGCGCCACAGGGGATCCTGATGGACATAGAGGCCATCCAGTCCGAGCGAGCCGCCAGGATCCAGGCCCAGCAGCAGGCGCAACAGCAGCAACAGGCCATGCAGATGGCTGAGGCCGTGGGCAAGGCAGGTCCCGGCATCAAGTCCCTCGGGGAGGCCATGGAAGGCGGTGGGGGCATGGGTGCGCCCGGTGGCATGGCCGGGCCAGGCGGTCCCGTATGAAAAAAGAGAGCCTCCGTCCCCACTACGAGGCCCTTCACGCGGCCTACCAGCGCCTTGACAGCATCATCTTGGACGACCTGAAGGCACAGATCAGGCCGGACGATCTGACGCACGTACAGGACGATCCAGGAGGCCGGATGTCCGCGTTCAATGAGGGCGCCAGAATGGTCTGGCTCCACATCCAAAAGCGCATTGCGCTCACCCCCACCCAGCTCGAGCGAATGCTCGGGCCTCATGAGGAATAGGCATGGAAGAAGAAGTCGCTCAAACCACCTCTTGGACGGATAGCCTCCAGGACGAAGGGCTCAGGTTGCATCCTTCGCTCACGAAGTTCGACGACGTGCCGGCGCTGGCCAAGAGCTACGTCGAGCTGGAGAGCAAGATCGGATCCAAGGGCGTGCTGCTGCCCGGAGAGAACGCAACCCCCGCCGAAGTCCGTTCGGCCATGAGCCAGCTCGGCTGCCCCGACGACCCGACCCACCTCGGAGGCCCGCAGGTCCCCGAGGGGCAGGGGTACGACAACGACTTCATGGCGACCATGCAACAGGCTGCATGGCAGAACGGTCTCACGCCCACGCAGTACCAAAACCTGGCCAACCGCCTCGTCCAGTACCAGGGGGAAGCGCAGCAGCAAGACACCCAGCAGCAGCAGCAGCAGGTACATGATGCCCGAGAGGAGCTGGAGAGGCGCTGGGGAGCGGCGACAGCCCAGAAGCTCGACTTCGCCAAGCAGGCTGCGGAAGCCATCTACGGCGACAAGATCCAGGAGGCCATGAACACCCAGGGACCCAACGGATCCATCGGGAACAACCCCGCCATGCTCGAGGTACTGGCCAAACTGGGACAGGCCATGCAGGAGGGCGGCGTCCTCGAGGGTGTAAGGCCCCAGCCGGCACTCACCCCCAAGGACGCTCAGGACCAGATCAACCAGGCCATGCTCGACAAGGACTTCATGGCCGCCCTCCACGACGAGAGGCACATGGGCCACAAGGAGGCATACGCCCGCTGGACGACCCTCTACACGGCGGCAAACTCGGGCTCCCAGGGTCCCACTACCGAGCCGGGTGGCGTGCTGGTGGGATCGTAGCTAGGCTTCTCCTATATCTGGCGGGAAGCCGGTGTCTTGGGATAACCAAATGGCCCTAAGACGCAGGCTTTACGGGTCCGGGCTCCGGGCAACCCACTGCGAGTGGCAACCACCATTCAAGTAGGGAGAACCCTGTGAGCAATACGATCACCGAAGCCTTCGTGAAGCAATTTCGCGATGGTATCACGCTGCGAGCGCAGCAGATGGAGAGCCGCCTTCGTGGTTCTGTGAGAACGGACACCGTCAGCGGCACCTCCGCGTCCTTCGACTTCATCGGATCTCGGAGCCCCTCGAAGCGCCAGAGTCGGCACGCCGACACGGTGCTCTCGGACACCCCGCACGACCGGCGCTGGGTCGAGATGAGCGTCTACGACGACGCGGATCTGATCGACAAGCCGGACCTGGTGAGGACCCTCACGGACCCCACCAACTCGTACACCAAGGCCATGGCTGCTGGCTTCGGTCGCAAGATCGACGAGGTCATCGTGGACGGGCTGATCGGCGTCACCAAGACCGGCGTAGACGGTGGCGGGACTCCTGCACCGGCCCTGACGGGCGTAGGTGCCAGTACCTCCGGTATGAACATCGCCAAGATGGTCGCAATGAAGCAGCTCTTCGACGAGCGGGAGCAGCCCAACAACCGTCAGTGGGTGATGACTGCCCAGCAGTATTCGGACCTGCTCGCCGCCGGTGCCACCGCCGGCCAGAACGCACTGACCAGCGCGGACTACAACTCCGTGAAGGTCCTCGTCCAGGGGGAGATCAACTCCTTCATGGGCTTCCAGTGGCATCGCCTGGAGACGCTTCCCAAGGGTCAGAACGGAGGCCAGGCAGCCGACCGCCAGACCATCGCCTGGGTGCCGGATGCAGGGATCCTCGCGTTCGGGTCGGACGTCCAGGCATCCATGGATCGCCGCCCGGACAAGAACAACTCGCTCCAGATCTTCTACAGCGCCGACTTTGGCGCAGCCCGGCTCGACGACAACGGTGTCGTCATCCAGCACTGCCAGGAGTAGGCACAGACAGCAGCGGAGTAGCACCCTGGTGCGGGGTCGCACCGGGGTAGCCACTCCATCTTCAGGGAGGCCAGCATGGCCAACGTCTACGGAACCTATTACAACCCCACGCAGAACTACGGAAGCGCCCAGCTCGACGACGGAGTCAGCCACGTCCAGATCCCCGGTCGCCTTGGCGGTCGGATCCGGTACAAGGTCGCCAAGTACGTGGGCGTACCCGCCGACGCTGCGGACGTCATCCGGCTCTGCCAGATGAAGTCCAGCGACATCATCCTCGACATCAAGGTCACGGTCCTGGCAGCGAATTGGACGGGGACCCACAGCATGGGCTTCCATCAGATCGCCGACGCGAGTGGCCTCGGCG